TATACACTACCCGCAATTTTTCATATGCATCAGCGTTCGATGCATACGTCCCATAAGCATGACCGATGACTGAAAGCATCAAATCCAACTCATCCCGCTGTCTACCATCCTTTCCCCAAAAAGCTCGTATAAGATATTCCCACGTTTCACGATATGGCAAATACCGTGGCTGCTTTTCTTTCTGACATTTATTCCGAACAAACTGATGCCGCAAGAAAGTCAATCCTCTACGGACTATTTGCCCTTGCACTTCTTCTGTTAGAAATGTCAAATTCGTCAAAAGATCACGAATATCTACATCAAAGAAATGCTTCATAAACACTTTAAATTTCTCACCAGAGAAATAATGTTGAGCTAAAGGATCATCTGTGATATTTACTGCATGATCATCTCCGTACACGCAAAAGAGAATTATATCTACTGCTATCTGTAACAACTGATCCTGATGAATTTGTGGTGCCTGATACGCCTGATACGTGAAAAAAAAACACAAGTACAATGCCATTACCCACGAATCAATATGCGATGTATTAAATGCTCCACTCGGAACTCCTCCTATCTGTATTCCCCACAATTCACCAAACAGATGAGTTATCCTATTTACCATATGCTTTGATAGCCATTTCACAATTCTTTGTCGAAGCTTATAGTTCTCCGTCCCTGGAATCTCATACACCAGCATATGCATGAAGTATAGGTCCACCAACTTTGCCAGAACTGACTGATCAAAATTTTTTAGATCTCCTTCAAACAATATCTGTTTCATCTCATTTTCCGAGTTTATCCCAAGACACCGCGCGAACTCATCCGCTCCTCCATGAGACCATTTCTGCCCAACGGATCACATTCCCTCGTTCTATCATATGACGAACCTTTGAAACCACTCGCTCCATCAATATGTAGAAAGAAGACGGGATAACAAATATACGAACTTTTTTTAACCATTTGTCAAACTCTTCATCATTCATTTGCTTTGTATTTGAGTAAAACATTTCAACTTTTTGTTTCAATTCCCACACCACAAAAGGATCCGCATCTTCATCTACCAAAAAGTTAAAGAGCTCATACATGTCTGGTTCGAAGTTTTCCAACTTTTTCCCTGACGGGGACACTTCCACTGGCGGATCACTCTTACTATAGATTACTCTATCTGTTCCTATATTATCGCCAGAAGATGACCCCAAGAATGCACCATCGATCCCCTCAATCGTTAACGGGACAGCTAACGTACCCCTATACTGTTCTGTCCCCATCTTCATATACAGGAGATCTAATGCCTCTTCTACATATTTCCAAACCTCTGACAACTCCTCTGGATGCTTTCGAACTTTCCGTTGTTGCAGCAATACTGCATCTTTCCACTTATTTGGAAACAACCCTACTGAAGCTAAGATTGCTTGTGGCCTCCCATTTATCTTTCCAAAAACAGCATTATATATCGATTTCTTCCTAAGAATTACTGCTTGCAAAGATTCTGGCGCTGTCTGCCCTTCATAATACCATATATTCTTTCGCCACTCTGACGCTGGGATATGTACTCCTTTCTTCCACCAATACATCAAATCTGCTTCTTTTGCTATTTGTTCCAGAACCGGCGATGGCTGAAATGGAATTGAATCTGGTGGATAACTTCTATCTGCTGTCTGTGGTGAAATTATCTTAATATTTTCCTTTTCTGTTATCGCCGATACTATCGAGTATACATCCTCCTTCATTCTTGGATCTAGATCTTGAGTTAAGGTC